AAAAATGAAGGAGAAAAAGAAAAAGAAAAAGAACGCGAGGATTCGGACCATAAACATGAAGGAGAAAAATTAAGTCTTTCACCAGCTACGCCTCCTAAAGGAAATGATGAAATACCTAAATCTGCTAATTCTATTCCACCTCTAGAGCCGCAAACACCACAAAGACAACCGAATAAACATGAAAAAGTGAAAACTGAATTTAAATCAAAAACTAATAAAAAGCGTAGAGTATAAAAAACTTAATTTTTTAATCCATTAAAAAATTTATTCGCAATAACCTTCCACATGAGGAATCGTATCATCATAAACGCCAGCAAGTGTCGCTTTATTCAACAAATCTTCAAAAATCGCATCAAATTTGGGCGTATGTCCCACCTCATCACACAACGCATGACTGATCTCGTGTATCAATACCAACACCAATTGATTATTGTGGTATTGCTGTCCGGTTTTCTTATCCCTCTTGCATAAAAACACGTACTTTTTATCTAGCGTATAGCTTTTGTCGCCCTCAAAAAAACGAAGTTGGTCAACAACTTCATCGACTCTTGGATCTATTCTTCTTATTTTTTCAACAAGTTCTCGAGAGAAAACGTCTTCATTCTGATTTTCATAATTATCTCTCACTTCCATCATAATTCTGTAAAAAATGTAAACAATAATTAGAATTCCTAACAAACTGAAAAATCTCATCTTTATAATAAAATTGAAAAATCAATTTGAAATTTTGTAAATTACAAAATGAACATTACGAAAAAAGAAAACAAGAAACTTTTCCAAAAATACATTGACGTATATCCAAAAGATGAACAAAAAGATCTCTGGTACGAAATCGCATTTGAATTGCAAGAAAAAGATCTGAAATCCGTATTCCAACAACTCAAGCAATCAAAATTAGGTTTAAATCACCCTTATTTTGATGAAATATCTAAGAAAATCAAAGAGACCGATAGTTTCATGAGCAATACCTTTGAAACCTCTGAAGGTGTCAATGAATGTTCAAAATGTAAAAGCAAACGAACCATTTCCTACACCAAACAGGTACGTTCTGCCGACGAAGGCACTTCCGTATTTATCACGTGCATTGATTGTAAATACCGTTTTATTTTGTCGAGTTAATTTTTTTCTTTACTAAATAAATGTTAAAAATAGGTATTGTTTTGAACTATAAAAAAGCTGAACTCAAAAAGGAAGAACTGATTAACATAAACTCTAGAAAAATGCCTTGGCTATCTTTGGCCAAAAAAGACCAATACAAGCCTTACATCATTGAAAATGAAAAAAGATTTATTCCGGCTGATGTTGCCATTGGTATTTACTTGGAAAGTCATTTTGATGTAATTGTAGATTATATCACGCCTCCAGAAATTTCGACAAGAAGATTTAAGAAAAATGATATCGTTTTTATTATTATTTATGATCTCTTGGAAGCTTTTCATTTAAGTGATGAAAAGCTTTTTTACAATTTCAAGAATGCTCTAAAGAATAGCGACAATGTATACCCTCCATACGACTATCAAAAATTCATCAATAACAAGTGCAAGTATTACGCCTACCTCTCCGCAAAAAATATTCCAGTTGCACCAACTTTTTGTATCACCAAAGAAAAATGGTACAGCAAAAGTCCCCAAAAATACGTGAAGAACTTACTCTCCAAAGTGAAAGCGAAAGGTTGGGACTCTATTATCGCCAAACCTGTGTATGGACAGGAAGCGATTGGATTTTCAAAATTCTTGGATTGTCAGGAACATTCGGATAAATTGTCAAAATATTTGGAAAAAAATGTTCCCAAATACAAATCGATTGTAATACAACAATACATCCCTGGATTTGATAAAAATAAACCTGAAATTCGAACATATTTTGTGAATGGAGAGTATGCTTACTCGATCGTAACCAGTGAAACGATTTTATCTAGACCCAAACAAGAGGGTGGAACTTATTTTATCAAGAAAAAAGAGTGGGAATATTTGGTTACTTTTGCGAAAAAAGTGATGGCATCATTACCAAAATTGGATTTGAAAGGAAAGATGAAACATCCAATATTAACACGAATTGATATTGGTTCAGGGTTAGATGATGTGCCGTACGGATTTTTCGTGAATGAAGTTGAATTTGTGCCGAGTTTGTACATTGAAGAACATACGTATCCCATTGTTGAAAAAATCGCAGAGTCATTATTATCGGTTGCAAAAGAGTACCAAAAAAATGATAAAGTCAATATAATATTTTAGATTTGGGTTTAAAAAGTTGCGTCATAATAAAAATGGTAAAAGATTCAACATTATACGAACGTCTTGAAATTCCAACGGACGCATCCGAATCTCAAATCAAGAAAGCGTTCAATAACTTGTCAAAAAAATGGCATCCAGATAAAAATGAAGATGATATGAAAGTAGAAGCCGATAAAAAATTCAAAAGTATTGTAGAAGCCAAAGACATATTAATTGATGCAGAAAAAAGAAGACTATACGATCAAATTGGGATGGACATTTTTTCTCAACCTCAACAAAATCCGTTCCCTAATTTCAATTTTAATTTTAATCCGTTTACGAATTTCGGTTTTCAAACCGGTTTCCAATTACATCCAATTCAACTCTCAATAAATGTAACACTCGAACAAGTTTACAGACAAGAAAATGTCTCTATTATTTACAATTGTCAGACAAACTGTAAAAAATGTGAAGGTGAAGGAGGAAAGACAGAAACTTGTAATTTATGCAAAGGAAATGGAAAAGTTGTAAACGTACAACAAATGGGAAATATGATGACACAATCTATCAGAGATTGTCATGAATGTCAGGGTAGGGGAAAGAGAGTTTGCGTGAAATGTGATTGCAGAGATGGAAGTGTTGATGAAAAAAGAACTGTGAATTTTTCGTTGGCATCAACTATAACTTCTGGTTACAAAATTAATATCAGGGGAGAAGGTAATCGTCATCGACAACATGTTTCGGATTTAATTTTAACTATTCAAATATTACCTCATTCTGTTTTCAAACAGGAAAACAACAATTTATTAATGAATGTAGAATTAACATTGTACGAGGCTCTATTTGGATTCAGTAAAACCATTACGCATATTGATGGAAATCCTATCCAGATTGAATCTTCAACAACAAATTACAATTCCGTGAAATGTATACCAAATAAAGGTATGAATTCACAAGGAAATTTGTACATTATTTATACGTTTGGATTACCAACATTGGAACCTGAATACAAAGATATTTTTAAAGATATGTTACCGCATACGATTGAAAAGCATAAAGTGGATAAGGATGTTATTATTTCTTATTTGAATAAAATTGAAAAATAAAATTTAAATTTCTAGAAAGAAAAATGAAATCAAAAAAGCCAAAGAATTCTCATAGCCCTCTTAAAAAGCGCGAAATGAAATTCAAGGAAGATTTTCCAGGCACGATTTACGGTCAAGTCACTTCAGTATTTGGCAATTGCAATTTTAATGTGTACTCTTTCGATGATCAGGTAACAAGACAATGTCATCTTCGGAAGGCTGCAAAAAAAAGTGGGCGAGCAGAGGTGAATACAATTGTATTGTTAGGTTTGAGGGATTTTCAAACAGAGGATAATAAAGCGGACATATTTTATGTTTACACTTCAGATGAAACAAAGGTGTTGCAACATGAAAAACTGATTCCGAAAATTTTGAACAAGAATGAATTTGAGAATCAGATTGAAGATGATGTTGTTGAATTTGTTGATTTTGATGATATTTAATTAATTTTCAAATTGAAAATTAATGTTTTAGAAGGTGTCGTAGAGAATGTAAAAAAATAAATATTTGGAACGGAACAATAATCAATGCAAATGTAACAATAATCATTCCAACCAAAAAGAGAGATACGAAAAAAATCAATGTCATACACAATACCATGAAAATAGATGAATTTATGTACTGGAATCCTAAATTGTATGTTCCGACTCCTCCTCCTTCTTCTCCTTCGCCCTCTCCTTCTTCGTCCTCTCCTTCTTCGTCCTCTTCCTCTCCTTCTTCGTCCTCTTCCGCGTAGTCTTCTTCGTCTTCCAATTGACATTTTTTACGACAGATTGGGCATGACAATCCGTTTTTTTCAATTTGTTTCATGCATTCTTCGTGCAAAAAGACGTTGCATTTGCACATTCTTGGCGTTTGTAAAGGCACGACCAATTCTTCTAGACACAACAGGCAATTATCCATTTCTGATTTTTGATAAATCCGTCATTTTTAATCAATTTTACAAAAATTATCTAGTAAATAAATGGAGATTATTATTACAAAAAAATTAAACGATAATCTTAGAGATTGTGTTGTTTATAACCTCAGCGCCGAAGAAATTAAAGTCTTGGAACAAGATTTTTCTGAGAAAAAAGTATCTAGCAATGACAAAAAAGTGAATGAAAAAGTGAGCCAAATTTTTGAACATCATGAACCATCTGTATTTTTTGAAAAAGATGGAGATGTATATTCAATGATTGAAAAAGCTATTTTCAAATCGCCTGAATATTACGTAAAAATAACTAGAACAAAAACGATGCAAAAGAATAAAATTCCGGATTTTTTACAAGATATTTTTGTTTCTAAATTCAAATCCAAATCGAAACCCAAATCCAAATCGAAACCCAAATCCAAATCGAAACCCAAATCCAAATCCAAATCCAAATCCAAATCCAAATCGAAAACAAAGAAAAATTAACCGAAAATTTTTTTCAAGCCATTGACCACTTTAACATGTACATACAAGGCAAGATTCGTCGGAACATATCCATTACTAACCGAATTGATATTTGAAGAATCGCATACGCTAATCAAATATGGTTTGAAACCTAGTTTTTTTAAAGCTGAAATCAGTTTCAAAAAGAAATGTATTCGTTGATCAATTTTTTCAATCTCTTTCTGTAAACTATTCTCGTATTTCAATAATTCATCCGATTCAAAATTCCGATTTCTTGGAATGTTCTGATTAAAATCAACAAATTCTGTCCGATTTGCCGATTTCAAATCGAACGGAATCTTGAAATAAGATTTGTCAAATCTCTCTCCATTGCAAACAAAATAATCCAAATCAACATCAAGAATGTACTCACGACTCAACATTTTCACAATTTTTTCAAACCCAGTCAACGTCAATTTTCCTGTCTGAACTTTTGTGTACTTTTTTATCCCCGAAATGTTTTTTGAATAGGAAAAGTCAATATCATTAATCACAGAATCCGTACTCAATTTTAAATTTCTCTTGTTTGATTTTATGCAATAATTAATCTCAATTTGTTTATCAGGAACCCATGAAGGCATACACCATACGACATTTTTGATGCCCGTAGTCATCAATACTCCACTTTTAGAAGCGCCAATATCCCAAACCAATTCTTGCGCCTTATCAATATATTTCGTATTTCCTGTTTTCAAATATTTTTCGTAAAAGGTAGGCAACAAAGCAGAATTTTTTATTTCATTCAAATCACTGTGTGTATCGAACCGAAGAAATGTGACATCAGGAATTTTTTGTCTCATGTAAAAAGAAAGAATTTCATTATGTTTCAAGACAAATGTCGTCGGTATTTTTCCAATGTCTGTAACAAAGTTTCGGTTTTGCAAGTACAATTCTTTCCACAAATCTTGATCAATTGCAAAAAGTCTTCTTTTCATTAACATTGAAATCAATTTTTGAAACTCATTTTCGTTTCGATTTTTTACTAAACACATTTTCTTACTAAACACATTTACAAATTCATCTAGTTTTTGCATTTTATTATAAAAAATATTTTAAAGACATTTAGTACAATTAAATGTCTTTGCTTATTTATTATGGAACATTAGAAAACAATATTGATATCACTAAAAAAGTGTACGAACAATTTACAGCAGATGATCACATCATTATACCCCCAGACGACAATTTACGAGCTAGATTTTTTACAGATCCATGTTTTCGAACCATAAAAAAAATATTTATTTCGGGTCTATCTTCCCTTCACACGTTTGACTCAAAAAAGACAATTTTAATTCATACCAAAACGAATTACATCATAGACGATCCTGTTCTTGCTCGGAAAATACTAGCAAAAACAAAATTAAATCATGAACTAAAAGTACTTGCTCTTCACACATTACTAAAAATTGAAGGTGGAACAATGTTGGACGAATTTCCAGAGCAATGTATGGTAGCAGAATTTTTTACAGGAAAAGAAAAAGTTCTTGAAATCGGTGGAAATATTGGACGTAATTCACTCATTATATCTTCTATCGTTGAAAATCTGGTAGTTTTGGAATGTTCTGATGTTACAAATATTGAAAAGAATCGTTCTTTAAACAATATGAAATTTCACATTGAAAATGCCGCTTTATCCGCAAAAAAGCTATTCCAAAAAGGCTGGCATACACTACAAACGCAATTAGAAGGGTACAATGAAGTTCCAATCATCAGTTATTCTGAACTTCAAGAAAAATACAAAATCGATTTTGATACCCTTGTCCTTGATTGCGAAGGAGCATTTTATTTCATTCTGGAGGATTTCCCCGAAATATTGGATCGTATCCATACAATTATCGTTGAGAACGATTATCGTGATATCAACCATAAGAATTTCGTCGACAATAAATTAATAGAACGTAATTTTTCAAGAATTTTTGTAAAAGAAGGACCAGAAGAAGCTAAAATTCTCGGATTACCATGTCTTTCAAATTTTTACGAAGTCTGGCGAATTTTACCGGAAACCGAAAGTGTCAAGACTGAAATAGTTAAAGCTAAAAAAGCGGATAAATATCCACATGTATTATTTTTTAGATACGATAAATACAGCGAAATTGATTCGACTTTGGAAAAAATGGATTGTTCCATCCAAATAATCAATTCAAAAAATGACTTGTCAAACCTATACGACAGCAATTTCCCTATTCTTGTAACATATGGAGATGAAAAAGACTACTATGATGATGTCTACAAAGTCGTCACACATCATATCAACATACGATGGATTCATCATACCAACATTAACACCAATTTTGTTCACGGCGTAAACTTCTGTTACATCCACAATATCTTGCTTGATCGTTCTTTTACCAGACCACTCTTTTCCATTTTCACTACATGTTACAACTCTTACGAAAAAATAAACAGAGCTTATAATAGCATTATCACACAAACCAATATAAACTGGGAATGGGTTATCGTCGATGATTCTCCGGACGATTTACACTTTGACTTTTTAAAAAAGAAATTCATTCACGATAAAAAAGTCCGTTTATACAAACGAAGCTGTAATTCGGGTAACATTGGAAATGTAAAGAATGAAGCAGTTTCTTTATGTCGAGGAAAATACGTCTTGGAGATGGATCATGACGATGAAATTCTTCCGGATCTGATCCACGATGCAGTAAAAGCGTTTGAAGATCCAGAAGTAGGGTTTGTGTACATGGATTTCATCAATATTTACGAAAACGGAAATAATTTCAAGTACAGCGATTTTATTAGTCTTGGGTATGGCGCGTATTACATGCAAAAATATCAGAATAAATGGCGATACGTCTACATTACGCCAAATATCAACAATATTACATTAAGCAGTATCACGTCATTACCTAATCATCCGAGAATATGGAGAACAGAAACTCTTTTGAAATTAGGAAATTACTCTGAATTCCTTCCTATTTGCGACGATCAGGAAATTCTTATGCGAACTGCACTCAATACAAAAATGGTTAAGATTCCGAAACTTTCATACGTGCAATACATGAACGAAAACAATAACAATTTTAGTCTGATCCGTAATAGCGAAATCAATCGTCTCGGTCCCCAATTCATCGTCCCACAATTTTACAAAGTCTACAATGTTCATGAGAAAATGAAGGAAATGAATGCACACGAAGATGAAAAGTACATTACAAATCCAAACCAAATTTGGAAAAGAGAGTATGATTACGAACATAAATATTGCAATAAACGTGTATTGTACGATTACGATACACAATATTGTATCATTGGGTACATTGCATTCATGAAGAATTACGAACAAATCAAAGAAGCCTATGAAAATCCGAGAAATGATTTTCTTTTTTTGGAAAGTACGGTAGAAAAACAATCAATGTGTAATTTTTTGGACGAAATGAATTTCACTAGAATGAAATGTTATTCAATAGAAGCTACAAATCAACAATTGAGAAATTATTTTAACCTTTACAAAACTTGCGAAAATACAATTTTGATTGATTAATTTTTTTTCAAATTAATAAATGTACAAATTGATAGTTAGTATTAGTATTATTCTTATCATCTATCTCTATCTCATCCATTTATCAAAAAATAATACTTCGAAACCTGAATACAAAGAAAACGAGTACAAAGTCTATTTGTTAACCGTTTCAAATTATACACAATGGATTCTAGATTTTCAGGGTCTTGTCGCAGATGCATTTGTAGGGTACGAATTCGGAAATAAAATTGTACCTTGGCAAGAAGAATTGGCTCAATGTTACGTTGACGTATACAAGACATACAATATGTCATTTACGACAAAAACTCTTCCACCATTAACAATGAAATTTATAAAGTCCTTACCGAATCAACCACAGACATTAACACCTGATGATGTGATAAGCATAATTCAACCATTAATAACGAATTTTGTGCCCGATGTCCCAACATCAATCTCGTTTTATTCGTACCAAATGGTTGACACATCAAAAACTTTTTACATTAAAAATAGTGCGAGAATAAGTACGCTACAAAATGCTGTAGATCTGGCACTTTCCTACCAAACACAATTCTTCGTGAATTCGGGAATCGTAAAAGTATTGGACGATACCACTAAAAACGACTACATCTCTATAATAAAAAAAGAGGCTCTCGATTATTTCATACGCCCTGTAACATATACATACTTTGATCCTCTTGAAATTTACCTTAACCCGAAACGATTCACTCTGAATATGGGAGTTGGGATCATGGATTTAACACAACCAAAATATACCATATACGTGAATAAAAATCAACTTGAATCACTTAATAGATTGTTATTGGTTTCAAACATAAATACGCCTCTAATTCATCCATTTTTTGAATTGCCAAATTATCAAGTAAAATGGGACGATTCGTGGGTCCAACAATTATTTGACAATTATGATAAGTATATAAAAAATAATAATACGACATATGCATTCCAAAAAACCATTTCCGATTTACTAAACAAACAAGGACTGAACATTATTCTGGACTATAAAAAAGCTTCTTCTTATTTCAAATTACTGCTTTCTGATTTTTATTGGGTTATTACTTTACTGTCATTATTTAATCCAAACTCATCTGACGAAAAGAATAAATTATTGTTGCAATATCTGTCAAATGCCGGATACAATCCACAACCATGTTACGATTACTGCACAAATCAAAAAAATATTTGTATCAGTGAATCAATAGTCTTAACAACCGCATGCGAACTTACCTGTGGTCACGAAAGTTCCGAAGAATGTGAATATAACTGTGATATATTATCAAACATTTTAAACCAATCATGCAATACTGATCTTGAAACATGTAAAGCACATTGTTTAAGCGACGGCAATTTACCTTCAGTTTGTTCATCAAATAAAGATTGTCTTAATAATGCATGTGGACGTATTACAGCTGCTGATTACGAACCAGACGTTTGCTGTCCATCAGGTACCATTGTAGATTTTTTTTCGAATGATTACTGTACAGACATGCCAAGTGGGTCAGAATGTTGGGCGGATTCTATGTGTGCAACTGGATATTGTGAAAGTTCCGATTGGCTCATCAAAAAGAAAGGACAATGTTTACAAAAAAACTAAATGTAATCACATATTTCGGGGACATTTTCATCATTTAATTTGAAAGGTTTGCAGCATCCATACACTTCGTTATTTGATACCAAACGGTCACATTCTTCTTTTGGTAAATGTGGATTGACTTGTTGTCCTGTTTTGTAGATTGCGTGTCGAAAGATTCTGCAATTTATTTCATTGTTGTAAATCAAAATTGAATCATTACAATTTGGACATGAAACAATAATGTACATTTTATTTAATTGCTTAAATAAAATGTCTAAAAGTGGCAAATATTTCGGTCTAGCGACAAAAAAATTAGCCGATGAGTTTGATTCAGCGAGTTTGGACAAAGTCGAATTCTTCTTGAAAGGAGGAGCCAATCCCAATGTCGTATTGTTTGAAGCCATTCTTAAAAATAAAGATACAGTTCAATTGTTACTCGATTACGGAGCAAATCCTAACCATATAAATTTACAAAATGAAACAGTTTTGATGTACGCTTGTCTTAACGGAAGATTTGATATTGTTAAATTGTTACTGAAAAAAGGTGCACAAGTCAATGCTACAAATTCAAAAAATGAAACGGCTTTATTGTATGCATGTAGCGGTAGTGAAAAACCTGCTATTGTTAAACTATTGCTGGAAAACGAGGCTGATCCTGATATAAAATCTAGTGATGATAATTCTGCATTGTATACGTCTGTAGATTTGAATCGTTCAGATGTGACTAAATTATTGCTCAAGTATGGAGCCAATCCAAACATTACATTTGAAGATGAAAGTGTCTTATTTCATGCAATTCCAAACAGTGAAATTGTTAAAATGTTACTAAAAGCTGGTTCTGATCCAAATATCAAAAGCAGTTATAGTGGAAATACGCCACTAATTTTTGCAACAGTTAACGCAAACGTCGACATTGCCGAATTATTAATTCATTTCGGTGCAGATCCAAACATTAAAAACAATGACGGCAATTCAGCTTTAATTTTTGCTGTACAAACGAGTTTAGAAATTGCTAGATTATTATTAAAATATGTGGATCCAAATATTCCTGGAAAGTCAGGGAATACTCCATTAATGTTTGCATCTTTTAAAGGCCTGTATGAAACAGTTGAACTATTATTGGATAAAGGTGCGGACCCGCTCATCGTAAATGATTTGGGGGAGAATTCAATCACGATGGCAAATGAAAATCGATACATAGATGTAGTAAACTTGTTAATCACCTATCGTCTTAGAAACCGACCTGTAATCTCGACGACAGCTGGAGCAGCATTTAAATCCAAAAAAATAAAATTGAAATCAAATAAGAAAAAATCCAGAAAATAAATGTACGAAAAATTAGTTCAATTGGTGAAAGACCGAAAAAATGTTTTTTTAACTGGACAAGGTGGAACCGGAAAATCGTATCTTATCAATCAATTGAAAGAAGAAATCGATATTGATATTACAAGCACAACTGGAATATCGGCGTACTTGATTAAAGGTTCAACTATCCATTCTTATTCTGGGATAGGAGTTCTTTCAAAGTATAGCATAAAAGATGTCTTGAAGAAAATCAAGAAAAATAAGCTTGCAAAAAAACGTCTCATCGAATGTAAAACGCTAGTAATTGATGAAATAAGTATGCTTGGAAAAAAATACTTTGAAATGATGAATGAAACATTCAAACTCATACGAAATGATAGCAGACCTTTCGGTGGAATCTGCGTCATTTTAACAGGAGATTTTATGCAATTACCACCTATTAATGACGGTTACGTTTTTGAGAGCGACGTATGGGACGAATTAAACTTGGAAATCATTAAACTTGAAAAAGTCTATCGTCAGACGGATGAAATTTATAAGGGTATATTATCACGTGTTCGTCTTGGTAAGCAAACAAATGAAGATAACGTTGAATTGTACAAACGCGTCAAGGCCTACCACGAAACAAATTTTGATGATATTAAACCGACATTTCTTACAAGTCGGCGTGCAGACGTTGACCAAATGAATAAAGATGAATTGGAAAAAAATCCCAACGATCTCGTCATTTACAGGGCGGAAGACGATGATAAAAATTTAGATTGGATTGCTCCATCTGTTCTCTACCTAAAAGTTGGTGCACAAGTAATGTTAACTGTCAACATTAACGTAGAAAGAGGGCTTACGAACGGTTCACGCGGAGTTGTGATGAAACTTGGTGATATGGTCTATGTAAAGTTTCTATCAGGCGAAATTATCCCTTTTGAAAGACACGAATTTAAATACGAAGAGGATGATAAAGTTTCTACCAGAAAACAATTTCCTTTCACGTTAGCCTATTGCACCTCTATTTACAAATCACAAGGTTCGACGCTTGATATGGCCGTAATTGATTTGGGGTATACTGTATTCGGTCATCATTCGGTTTATGTCGCTTTGTCCCGTGTAAGAAGTTTAGACGGTCTTTACTTGAAATCTTACATTCCCAATAAAATTACGGTAGATGAAAGAGTCGTTGATTTTTATTCATAAAAATGACTTTTTTTCAATAAATTCATTCCAATTAAGAATGAATTTTATATACGAGCACACGAATGATTTGCATACCGTTCATTTAGAACTGAATGGAAAAAAAATCGGAAAGTGTTCCGTCACAGGAAATTTGAAAGAAACATGTTCTGTATCAATTCACATTGACGAGAAGTATCAAGGGTTGGGGTACAGCAAATTGATGTGGAAAAAGATGTTTGAGAACATGAAAGATATTCCAGAATTGTTGTTCATTGACGCGGATGCGAGTGAAGGTTATTGGGATCATATCGGTTTTGTGCCAAATCGATACGGTTATGACTATAAAGGAAGGAGAGATTTAATCGGTAAGGGATACGAAAAAGTAATTCGTTTCAGAAATTTTTATCAATAAAAATTTCTTAAAATTTGATACAATCAAACATTTTACAAGAATTTCTTGCACAAACACTTTCACTACTTCGTTCACATTCTCGTTCACATTCTCGCTCGGTTTCTTTTTCTTTCTCGGGCTTGTAAAATTCAATTTGTGATTCGACTTTGATTATTTTTATTCCATTGTCTTGAAGTTCATCTGTTAATTCTATCATTTTATTATCAACGTATTCTTTATACTTTATGGGAACTTTTTTGGATTCCAATTTACCAATATTATCCATCTTGTAGAAGTATTTAAGTTTTATCGAATTTACCTTAAAATTTGTATTTTTATTTAAAAAAAATTCATCATTATTAGCTGGAAACCTTTCATCAATTAAACATACATACAAATCACCTTTTTTGGTAATTTTGCTTTTTAACATTACATTCATTTATCAGACATTTTATTTTTTTTACTTATATTAAATGAATAGAGAATCTTGCTACCTTAATAAATCTGGTTATGTACCCTTAAAAAATTTCGGTACAGCGTTAGCTCCGGCATTACGAACAGATCCTATTGGCTGGTCTTTATACAGAGATATAGATTCCATGTTTGACGAGGGAAGTATGGCTCACGTTTATGGACCTGCGTCAGAGACTTCTCAGGCTTACATGGCCGAACATTGCTCGAAAAATTGGGATGGGGCATGTGAATTGTTAAGCAGAAATAATGATTACAGTAAGCCTAACTCTGCTCTCGTTGATTCACCTCTATTTCGCCAAAATGAGCCTGGAACTATGAGTATTGGTGACTATCTTATTTTGAATAGCGCGACACGTCGTTTTTGCAATTTCGATTCTTGTTCCATTTCCGAAGAAATATACAATCCAAATGATCCGACGTCTCCTATGGTCAAAACGATTGGAAGCAATACTTCTAGATCTTGTTTGCCTGTATGCACTGTTCCCGAGAATCCGGATCAAGATATGGTGTTGAATAAGGTATTGCAACAACCTCATAAGTATTTGGATTTATTAATCAATATGTACCATAATTGTCGAAAGTCAAAAATGCAGAATACGATTCAGAATACAAAGATTGAACGAATTTTTAAACTATTTGATTCCTATTTTGAAAATTGTTAAAATTCGTTGATATCAACTCCTAGCACACTTTCAATGATGCTTATCATTAAAAGTTCCATCTTGTCATCAAATGATAATTCTTGTGATATTTCAGGACAATCTGGATGAAAAAAAATGCTAGGTGTTTTTAATTGAATCAACTCTGCGTTTGGATCTAGAATAATTGCGTTTTTTTCTTTCTCCACCTCTTTTTCCTTTTCTACCTCTTTCTCTACTTCTTTCTCTACTTCTTTTTCCTTTTCAACAACTTTCTCTACCTTTTCAACCTCTTTTTCCTTTTCTACCTCTTTTTCCTTTTCAACAACTTTCTCTACCTTTTCAACCTCTTTTTCCTTTTCTACAACTTCTACCTCTTTTTCCTTTTCTACGTCTTTTTCTACTTCCTTTTCAACAACTTTCTCTACCTTTTCAACCTCTTTTTCCTTTTCAACAACTTTCTCTACCTTTTCTACGTCTTTTTCCTTTTCAGATGGAGTATCTAGGTCTTCTTTTTCTACTAGTCTCTCTATTACTTCTACTTTTTCTTCAACGACTTTGTCTACAGATTCTTTTAACACTTTCTCTATAATTTCACCCACAAGTTTCTCAACAATCATATGTATATCTTCAGTTTCAATAATTTCAATGTCCGTTTCAGGTTGCATTTCAGTCTTTTCTATTAATTTTGCATCAGGTTCAATTTTATCTTTTGGTTTGTATATCGTAAATTCATCGTCACTTAAATCAATAATTTCCTCAGTTTTTCTAAACCAACTAAACATTTTTATTAAATATATTTTTATATTTAAACAATATTTCATAGTATAAAAATGAATCGTTTTAAAAAAACGAGTTATTTATACGACTGGATAAGCTGCGTTATCCCAGACCGAATTTACTTTGGACCTCTTCCCAACGAATACATGATCGAAGAACTCAAAGAAAAGAAGTTTAATCTAATCGTCAATTTAACCGAAAAGAATCACGATTACGATGTAAAATACATTCATTTTCCAATCATTGATAACTCCGTACCTTCCGATAACATCGATTACTGCAAATTTATTGTACAACTCAAAAAAGAATACGAAAATGGTGCTAAAATGTACGTCCACTGTCGCGCAGGACATTCAAGAAGTTCAATGGTCATTGTATCTCTCCTATTCTGTATCTACAACTACGAACTCAAAGATCTCATCAATAAAGTAATCTCTTTACACAGAAGTCGTGTACGATTGAGAGAAATATGGAAGTACAAATCACCATTCAATTACAAACAATTTTCTTTTTTGTGTATGATACACAAGAATGTCTACATAAATGTTGGAAAAGATAGCAAGATGTACAATTGGCTTTCGCCCAAAAATATTCTAGTCAAAGGAACGACTTTGGAAGATTGTATCACAAAAAATCTAGATTTTGACGTGAAAGAAAACCAGTTTTTATTAAATCAGATCAAAAAAACCTATTTAAAGAAATTAACTTTTATTGACGAAAATTTTGGAGATTTTTACAATCATTTTTTTAAATGTCTGCGAGAAAATATTTTATAAGTAATAAATGTCGACAACAGCAGCACCATCAACACCATCAACACACGGGTTAACAGTAGGTGGAACACCTACAGATTCGGCAAGTCCATCTAAAACAAGTAACCCACAACATGCACAAAATGAATCAGGTCACCTACCTGATAGCCCTGATAGCCCTGATAGCCCTATAATAGTATTCGCTCTAGCAATATCCTGTGTTTTTTATTTGGTTTTGGCAATAGTGGTGATAGCTTATATCACACCTTTTCATTGCAAGATCAGCGACGATAAAACATTAAATGATGTAAATAAAACAAATATTCAATACATAGACGGTCTTGGAATCATGTTGCCATCTTTTCTTTTATTCTTATTCTGTTTATACGAATTAATTTCATACTACTACACTGATAAAAAAAAAACACTACTTAGCAATAAAGCCCACAGATTTTTGTGCACGTTTTACCATTTGGTCATTCTTCAATTATCTCTCACAATCTACACTTATTTTAAGAACAGTAGCTGTGACGATGTAAACGGTGTAGAAGGATCTTCTCATTCCATTGTAAATACGTCTCTTGATCTTTTAATGACAGTTTCAGCTGGTTTGTTTATGGTACATTTTATTTATTTGTACTGGTCATGTAAAGAATGTAAAGAAGTTTAAACATTTTATTCATAGTAATAAAATGAATTACATTACCCCATTCACTAATTATTTGTCCGGTCTAAAAACCGACACAATCATTTCAAACAAAGAAATGCTGAAACTGGCCAGTTTACTCAACAACACACACATTGACCATCATCTAATCGAACTCCCGAAACTAATCGTCGTCGGTACACAATCAAGCGGAAAATCCAGTTTATTAAACGCACTCATCGGCATGGACATTCTGCCTGTCGGAAAAACCATGACAACAAGAACACCGCTTCACCTCGATCTGATACAAAGTACAGATTCGCGTATTGAATTCGGCACTTTTGACCAACTTCAATGGACTTCTTCCAAAAAAATACCATTTACAACTCTCTCTACCGACCAACGCGATCTCATCAAACACGAGATTGAACACCAAACAAATCTCAAGGCCGGATCGGCTTTGAATATCAGTCATGAACCTATCTTTATGAAAATATACGCCCCAGGAGTACCCAATCTAAGCTTTGTTGATTTGCCTGGATTGACCAGCATCGCCATGACAGACCGAGGTCAGCCAAAAGATATCAAAGAACAAATCATAAAGCTGGTTTCAAACACCATCCAATCAAAAAATGCAATTATTTTGGCAATCATTGCAGCTCGACCAGATATTGAAGCAGATATGGCAATGGAAATCGTAAAGAAAGCCGACCCAACAGGTGAACGAACAATAGGCATTTTAACCAAACTTGACTTGATGAACGAAGACGCCGACATCAGTTGTTACCTTGAAAATCAACTTAGCATTGATTTAACTTTAAAGTACGGTTATTACGGCGTCAAAAACAGAAATAACCCTTCACAGAGCATACATGACGCATTGGTCTCTGAAAAGAATTATTTCCAAACACATACTATTTATCGCCAAGAAAAGTACAAATCTCGCTTAGGAATCAATACTGTAGCCACAAATGTGAGCAACATTTTAATCCATAACATCAAATGTTGTTTGCCTCACGTCCTTTCGAATATCACCAAACAACTTGACAAAACGAACGAAGAAATGAATTCTCTCGGAAAATGTCTTCCCCTAGAAAAAGAAGCTCGATTTATGATATTGAATTCAATGGTCGCAAAATATGTAAAGACATTTCAACACGCCATCGAATCTCGGGGTTCATCATTTCAAACTGGAAGAATGATCAAAGAAAAATTCATTTCGTATCGTCGAGAGATTCAAAGCATCAATCCTTTTAATGAATTGAAAGATCAAGATTTAATTGATAGATTGAAAGGGTATGACGGAATTCACATGAGTTTTCCGTATGTTCCACTCGAAGTGATTGAAACGTGTTTGACAGATCGAACTTGGAGACCAATCATGAGATTGATGGAACCAAGCCAAAAGTGTTTGAAAGAATGTTTGGATTTGTTGCAAAAGTTGTTGTTTGATATCGATACGGACATTAAGAAATACCCGAATTTATTAAAAAGTATCAGAAATATTGTAATCAACGATATTTTCATCCCTTGTTACCAAACAACTCTTCTTCGTATAAAAGAACGAATGAAAAGCGAAGAAGCGTACATATGGACCGATGACAAATCGTTTCATAAAGTGATGTCTGATTTCTCCGGAATGATCAAAAATGGTGAATACGATATCACAAAACTAAAGAATGTCCTGTACGAATACTACAAAACTGTCGTCAATACCATGTGCGAGTCAATCCCTAAATGCATCGTCTTTCATTTGATCCAAGATATCACGAAACAGGTCAATTTTGTGATTGAAAAAGTTGTTAGTTCAGATATAAACGTATTATTGGAAGAATTTCCGGAGATTGAACAGCGTAGAAAAGAACTTGACAAAAATAAAAAAGAATTATCAGAAATCAAAAAACAAATCGAATTAATATTATAATTTCTAAATTCTAAAAAAATAAAAAAATAAAACGCACAAAAATTGTGTGTTGGAAAAATGATTTTTTTTTAGAAATTAAAATACAAAAATCAACATTTTAAATTTTATTAAAAAATCTGCTTTAAAATAAAGGTTG